GATGCAGGTGCTGCTGCCGGGAGAGGACGTGAAGTTCTCGAGCCCCGCCGATGTCGGCGGCGGCTACGAGGCGTTCCAGTACCGCACGCTGCTGGCGGTCTCCGCCTCCCTGGGGTTGCCCTATCACCTGGTCACCGGCGACGTCCGGCAGGCGAACTATTCGAGCCGGCGCGCGGAACTGGTCGAGTTCCGGCGGCGCATCGGCCAGCTGCAGCATGGCGTGATCGTCCACCAGCTCTGCCGCGCGGTCTGGCGGCGCTGGCTGGAGACGGCCGCGCTCTCCGGGGCGCTCGATCTGGGCGACCCCGCAGCCGCGCGGCCGGTGCAGTGGATCCCGCCGCGCTGGGACTGGGTCGATCCGCTGAAGGACATCCAGGCGCAGGTGCTGGCGATGGAGGCGGGCATCACCTCGCGGCGCAAGGTGGTCGAGGCCACCGGCTACGACGTCGAGGACGTGGACCGCGAGAACGCGGCGGACGCGAAGCGGGTCGCTGATCTCGGCCTCCGCTACCGCACCAGCCCGGGCGAGACGCAGGGAGCCCGCGCCACACCCGCGACGCGGCCGAATCCCAACGATGGGGCGCGCGAGGACGGGGACGACGGCGCCGCGACGACCGATCCCGCCACCGAACAGGAGTGAGAGCATGGCCAGCTGGTATGCGATCCGCGCCCGGGCCACCGGCGCGGAAGTGGCGATCTATGACGAGATCGGGGCCTACGGGGTGTCGGCGAAGGGGTTCCTGGCCGAACTGGGCGCGCTGCCCGAGGGCACGCCCATCGATCTGCGGCTGAACAGCCCGGGCGGCTCGGTCTTCGACGCGGTGGCGATCTTCAACGCGCTGAAGCGGCACGCCGCCACGGTCACCGTCTGGATCGACGGCATCGCCGCCTCGGCCGCCTCCTATGTGGCGATGGCGGGCGATGAGATCGTCATGCCGGAAAATGCCTTCCTGATGATCCACGACCCCGCCGGCCTCGTGATGGGCACGGCCGCCGACATGCGGGCCATGGCCGAGGCGCTGGACAAGGTGGGTGGCAGCCTCGCTGCCGGCTATGCCGCCAAGTCGGGCCGCTCCGCTGACGAGATTGCGGCGCTGATGGCCGCCGAGACCTGGCTGGATGCGAGCGAGGCGCTGGCGCTCGGCTTCGCTGACCGGCTTTCCGAACCGGTGCGGATCGCTGCGCGCTTCGATATCGCGCGCTTCCGCAACGCGCCGCCGGCGCTGGCCGAAGCGGTCGAGGCTCAGACAAACAGCGCCGACGACAACGACGATGACGACGATGACGACAACGACGGCGCCGACACCGATGTCGACGAGGCCAGCGGCGCGGCCGCGGAGAGCGATGGGGCTTCTGGCGCCGGGGAAGAAGAGATCGCCGGGACGGACGCCCAACAGCCGCCGGCCGAGACGCCACCGTCCGACGGCGCACCGTCCGACGGCGCACCGCCCGATCCCGCGGCGATCCGCGCCGAGGCCATCTCGCACGCCCGCGCCGTCGTCGATCTCTGCCGGCTGGCCGGACAGCCGCAGATGGCCGGGCGCTTTCTGGAAAGCGATGCCGACCTCGACCACGTCCGCGCCGCACTGCTCGCCGCGAAAGCCGAGGCCGAGCCCGAGATTGCCGGCCATCACGCGCAACCGGGCCGCCCATCGGGCACCCGCCCCTGGAGCGAGATCGTCGCCCGCACCTTCAGGCTGAAAGGATGACTCATGACCACGCTCACCGAAACCCCGCACGCGGGCGGCTTCCTCGTCTGGGAGGCGTTCCGCGACTACACCCGCGAGACCATCACGGTTGCAACCGGCACGCTCGATCCCGGCACCGTGCTGGGCAGGATCACCGCCTCCGGCAAATACGCCGCCCACGATCCCGCGGCCGTCGACGGCACCGAGACCGCCGTCGCGGTGCTCTGGGGCAAGGCCGACGCGTCGGGCGGCGATGCGCTCGCCGTCGCCCTGATCCGCGGTCCCGCGATCGTCAACCGCCATGATCTCGTCTTCGTCGGCACGCCGGGCGCCCCCGAGATCGCCGCCGCCCACGCTGCCCTTCTGGGCGCAGGCATCCTCGTCCGCTGACCCGCGGCTCCCGTCCGCGGGTCCGACATCCTTGAACCGGAGGCATTCCCATGGCCACCATGGACATCTTCGAAGGCGATGCCTTCACCATCATCGAACTGACCCGTGCGCTGGAAAACATCCCCTTCCGGCCCGCGATCCTGTCCGGCGCCGGCCTGTTCTCGCCGCGTGGGGTGCGGTCCCGCACCGTCGTGATCGAGAGCCGCGATGGCACGCTGTCGCTGATCCCGTTCTCCGAGCGCGGCTCGGCCTACGAGCAGCAGGTTCCCGAGCGGCGCGAGATGCGCGCCTTCGTGTGCCGCCAGTTCAAGAAGCAGGACGTGCTCTGGGCCTCGGAAATCCAGGGCATCCGCGACTTCGGCTCGGAAACCGCGGCCCAGCAGGTGCAGAGCGAGGTCGCGCGCAAGCTCGGCCGCCTGCGCCAGGATGCCGAGGCCACCTTCGAGTATCACCTGCTGAACGGCATTCAGGGCATCGTGAAGGACCCGAAGGACGGCGCGACGGTGATCAGCTACTTCACCGAGTTCGGCATCACGCCCAGCCCCGAGATCGACTTCGACCTCGACAATGCGAGCCCGACCTCGGGTGCGCTCCGGAAGCGCTGCCAGGCGCTGATCGAGGACGTCGAGGCGTCGATGGGCGGGCTTGCGGCAGGTGCGGTGCAGGTGCGCGCGGAATGCGGCTCGGCCTTCTTCGCCGATCTGGTGGCCCACAAGGAGGTGCGCGAGACCTATCTCAACACCGCTGCCGCAGCCGATCTGCGCGGCCGGGTGGCCGGCGAGGTCAGCTTCGGCGGCATCACCTTCCGGCGCTACCGGGGTGGCGCGGGCTTCGGCGTGCCGACCGACAAGGCCTTCTTCTATCCCGAAGGTGTCGAGGGGCTGTTCGAGATCTATCACGCCCCAGCCGACACCTTCGAGACGGTGAACACGCTGGGTCTGCCGCTCTACGCCCGCACCATCCCGGACCGGGACCGCGACGAATGGGTGCGGCTCGAGATCGAGAGCAATCCGCTGCCGATCTGCACCCGGCCGCAGGTGCTGCGCTCGGCGCGGCGGACGTGATGTCCGCTTTCGCGGCCGCCGTGGACACGCTCTTCGCCGACCCGAACATCGGCCGGGATGCTGTCTACATAGCCGACGGCGGCGCGCCCGTGCTGGTGCGTGTCGTCGCCCGGCGGGCGGACGCGATCACCGAATTCGGCGACGCCCGGCTCTGGTCGGAAACCACCCGGATCGACCTGCGCGTCGTCGAGGTGCAGCAGCCTCGCCCGGGCGACCGGATCGAGATCGACGGCGAGGCTTTCCTCGTCCAGGGCGAGCCCCTCCGCGACCGTGAGCGGCTCGTCTGGACGGTCGATCTGAGGCCTGCATGAAACTCGGCGTCGACATCGTCGGCGATATCGCCCGGATCATGGAGGCGGAAACGCTGGCCGGGGAGAAGGCGGTGACCGCCGCAATGCGCGAGGCCAGCACAGGGCTGAAGACCGCCTGGCGCGCCCAGATCACCGGCGCGGGGCTGGGGGCGCGGCTCGCCCGCACCATCCGGTCCGAGCAGTTCCCGAAAGGCCGGGCCAGCCTGAACGCCGCCGCGCTGGTCTGGTCGAAGGCCCCGGTCATCGTCGGCGCTCACGACACGGGGCCGCTGATCCGCTCGAAGGACGGTTTCTGGCTGGCGATCCCCGCGGCCGCGGCCGGCAAGTCCCTCCGCGGCGGCCGGATCACCCCCGGCGAATGGGAGCGCCGCACCGGATTGCGCCTGCGCTTCGTCTATCGGCGCAGGGGCCCGAGCCTGCTGGTTGCCGAGGGGCGGCTGAACACCAAGGGTCGCGCGGTGGCGTCGCGCTCGAAGACCGGCCGGGGGCTCACCACCGTGCCGGTCTTCCTGCTTGTCCCGCAGGTCAGGCTGAAAAAGCGGCTGGACCTCGCGCGGGACGCGGAGCGGGCGCGAGATGCGGTGCCGGGGCTGATCGTGACGAACTGGGTGGAGGAGCGGCTGTGATCGCTCAGGCCGCTCTGCCGTGCACCTCGATGGTCACATGCGCAAGCTCATGCACGCCTCCCAGCCTCTTGCGGTACTCCGTCACCGGCTTCGGATCCGCGCTGAGGATCGAGATGATGGCGCCGTGATGGCCCGGTCCGAGTTGCCAGATGTGCAGGTCGATGATCTCGTCATGTTCGTTCTCGATCGCTGCCCGGACCTCGTCCGGCAGGTCTTCGTCGACATAGTCCAGAAGAACCGCCCCGCTGTCCCGCAAGAGACCCCACGACCAGCGCAGGATGACGAGGGCGCCGACGATGCCGATGACCGGGTCCAGCCAAACCCAGCCGTAGCTGCGACCCGCCAGCAGCGCGACGATGGCCAATACGGACGTCAGCGCGTCGGCGAGCACGTGAAGATAGGCGGCGCGCAGATTGTTGTCCCGGCTTCGGGCGCGACCGGACTCCGCATGATGGGCATGCCCGTGATGATGATGTCCGTGATCGTGGCCATGCCCGTGATGATGCTGGTGGTCGTCCTTGAGCAGCCAGGCGCTGACGAGGTTGACCACAAGGCCCACCACGGCCACCAGGATCGCCTCGTCGAAGCTGATCGGAACGGGGCTGCGAAGTCGCGCCAAGCTTTCCCAACCGATCAGCAGGGCGACGATGGCAAGAACGGTGGCGCTGCCAAAGGCGGCGAGATCGCCGAGCTTGCCGGTGCCGAAGGTGAAGCGCCGGTTGCGCGCATGCCTGCGTGCGTAGCGATAGGCGAGCGCGGTGATCAGCAGTGCCGAGGCATGGGTGGACATGTGCCAGCCGTCGGCGAGCAGCGCCATGGATCCGAAAATCGTGCCGGCGGTGATTTCGGCGACCATCATGGTTGCCGTAAGCGCGATCACCAGCCAGGTGCGGCGCTCGTTACGCGCATGGTCCTCGCCCAGAAAGACATGGTCGTGCGGACCGACCGTGACGGTATCGCGGCTCATTTGAGGTGCCTTCTCATGACTTCGATCAGTTCCTCTGCCCCGGAGGCGCGCAGCGCGTCGCTCTCCGCATCGATGACGTGGTTGCGCAGGTGATCCTCGAGCAGCTCGACCACGAGGCCGTTGGTCGCCCCCCGGACCGAGGCGGCGAGATTGAGGATCTCGGCACAGGAGGCCTCGGCCTCGAGCGCACGTTCGATGGCTTCCATCTGGCCCTTCAGGCGGCGGACCCGGGCGAGGAGCTTCGATTTGTTCTCGACGGTATGGCTCATAGCATAGGGGGCTACCCTATCATCTCGGACTCCACAATCCCCACGCCCTGTCGATCACGGTAGCCATCCATGCCCACGCCTCGCGAAACCATCCTCGCCGCGCTGCACGCGCGGCTTTTGGCGCTGCCCGCCACCGCCCTCCGCGGCGAGGTGCTGCCCGAGCGCGTGCCCGCCGCCGGTCTGCTGATCCTGCGCGACGGCGAGCCGGGGGAGCCCGAGGTGACGCTGTCGCCCCTGCGTTATCACTACCAGCATCGCGCCGAGATCGAGGCGGTGGTGCAGGGTGCGAGCCGTGACGCTGCCTTCGACACGCTCTGCGCCAGCATCGGCGCGGTGCTGGCCGCCGACCGGACGCTGGGCGGCCTCTGCGACTGGGTCGAGGCGGAAGCCCCGCAGCCGGTCGATCTGCCGGTGGATGGCGCGGCCAGCCTGAAGGCCGCCGTGATCCCGGTGGTGCTGCACTATTCCACCGCCGACACTCTCGGCTGACCCCGACAATTCTAGGAGAAACACGATGGCACGCGCGCAAGGGGCGCGGGCGCGGATGGCGCTTGCGTTTGAGACGACCTATGGAACGCCGCCAGCCGGCGGTTTCACTCGGATGCCGTTCGCCAGCACCTCGCTTGGAGCAGAACAGCCGCTCCTGAACTCGGAACTGCTGGGCTATGGCCGCGATCCGCTGGCGCCGATCAAGGACGCGGTGACCGTCGATGGCGATGTGGTGGTGCCGCTCGACGCAGAAGCGTTCGGCTTCTGGCTGAAGGCGGCCCTCGGGGCGCCTGTCACCACCGGCAGCTCGCCCGGCCCCTGGACCCATACCTTCCAGTCCGGCGCCTGGTCCCTGCCGAGCATGGCGATCGAGACCGCCATGCCCGAGGTGCCGCGCTATGCCATGTACTCCGGAGTGGTGCTGGACCAGCTCAGCTGGCAGATGCAGCGCTCGGGGTTGCTCACCGCGACCGCGCGTCTGGTGGCGCAGGGCGAGACGGTCGCCACGACCAGCAGCGCGGGAACGCCGGCCGAGATCGATCTGATCCGCTTCGGACATTTCAACGGCGCGATCAGGCACAACGGCACCGCCTTGGGCAACGTGATCTCGACCGAGATCACCTATGCCAACAATCTCGACCGGATCGAGACCATCCGCGCGGACGGCATGATCGACGGCGCCGATCCCTCGATTGCCGCGCTGACCGGCCGGACAGAGGTGCGCTTCGCCGACAGCACGCTGGTGACGCAGGCGATCAGCGGCACGCCCTGCGAGCTGGAGTTCACTTACAGCCTGCTCTCGGGCGAGAGCCTGACCCTCACCGTCCACGCCGTCTATCTCCCGCGCCCGCGCATCGAGATCGGCGGTCCGCAGGGCATTCAGGCCAGTTTCGACTGGCAGGCCGCGCGCGACGCCACGCTGGGGCGGATGTGCACTGCCGTTCTCGTCAACGACATCGAGGAATACTGACCATGATCCGTCTCGACCTTTCCAGCGCGCCGAAATGGCTCGACCTCGGCCATGGCCTGCGCCTGCATGTCCTGCCCGTCACCACCGCGATCATGGTCGCCGCGCGCAACGACCCGGCAGTCGAGGCGCTGCCGGAGGAGGCAAGCAGGGAGGAACAGGCGCTGGTCATGGCCAAGGCCGTCGCCCGCCGCGTGGTCACCGGCTGGGAGGGCGTCGGCGATGCCGACGGCAATCCCGTACCCGTCACGCCGGAAGGGGTCGACGCGCTGCTGGACATCTGGCCGGTGTTCGAGGCCTTCCAGACCCGCTGCCTCGCAGCGCACCTGATGCTAGACGCGGAAAAAAAGGCCTCCGCGCCCTCGCCGAATGGCACTTCGGCGGGGGCGACGCCTATTGCCCGGCCTGCCAAGGCCCGTGCCCGGACTGCCCGGCGCGGCTGAACCGGCCGCAAACCCTCGAAGGCTGGCAGGTCTGGGATCTGGCGCAGCGCCTGACCGGACAGCTTCGTATCGCAACCGGCATGGGCGGCGCCACGGTGCTCGGCTGGGACATGACGGCAGCGCTCGCCATGGCGCGGGCGCTCGGGGTCGATCCGCTGGTCGCTGCCGAATGCCTGCCCGAGATCGAGGCCGTGATGGTCCGCAAGCTCAATGAACAGATGGCGTCCGGTGAGCGGTCGTCGTCGAGGCCGGAGCGATGAACTCGGCCCACAAGCCTCGTCCCCCTCGTCAGGAACACTGACCCATGGCTCAGAAGAAGGTCTCCGTCCGCCTCGTCGCCGAGGGCGGAAGGCAGGTGAAGGCCGAGTTCCAGGGCGTGGGCGATGCCGGCGAGAACAGCTTCAAGCGCATCGAACGGCAGGCCGATGTCACCGGCGCGGTGCTGCGCCGCCTGGCAGGGATCGTCGCCGGGGCGCTGTCGATCCGGCAGGTCGTGGCCTATGCCGACAGCTGGACCGACCTGCGGTCGCGCGTCGATCTCGCCACCGGCTCGCAGGAGCGCGGGGCGGCGGTGATGGACCGCCTCGCCGCCATGGCGCGGCGGACCTATTCCGGCATCGAGCAGACGACCGAATCCTGGCTGGCGAACGCCACCGCCTTGCGCGAGTTGGGGCTTTCCACCCGCGAGAGTCTCGATTTCACCGAGGCGCTGAATAACGCCATGGTGGTCTCGGGCGCCAAGGGGGAGCGTGCGGTCTCGGTGCAGACGGCGCTGGCCCGGGCCATGGCACTGGGGAAGCTTTCGGGCGACAACCTCAACACCGTGATCGCGCAAGGCGGGCGCGTGGCGCAACTGCTCGCGGCGGAGCTCGGCACCACCGTCACCGGGTTGCGCCAGGCGGGCGCCGAGGGCCGCATCACCGGCGCCGTGATCCAGACCGCCCTGATCGGCAATCTCGAGCAGCTGCGACACGAAGCCGACGGCATGCCCGCCACCATCGGCGACGCCTTCACCCTGATCGGCAACGCCGCGCTGCAACTGGTCGGCACATGGGACCAGGTCTTCGGGGCTTCGTCGCTGGTGGCCACGGCGCTGATTACGGTGGCCGACAACATGGAACGCCTCGCCGCCATCGGCATCGCCTTCGCCGGCTTCATGGCCGGGCGCTGGGTTGCCGCCTTCCTCGCCGCCCGCGCCGCCACGCTCACGCTTTCCGGCGCGCTGACGGTGCTGCGCGGCGCCATCGTGCGCACCGGCATCGGCGCCCTGATCGTGCTGGCGGGCGAGCTGATCTACCAGTTGATGAATGTCGTGCAGAAGGTCGGCGGGCTGGGTGAAGCCTTCCGCCTCGTCGCCGATCTGGCGGCCGAGGCCTGGAGCCGCATGGGGCTGCGGCTCGACGCGGTTATGGCCCGCATCGGCGCCGCCTGGGAGGGGCTGAAGGCGACGATCCTCACCCTGCTCGACGACACCGTGTCCGGAATCGTCAGTTTCGGCGACCGTACCGTCGCGGTGTTTCAGGGGGCCTATGACGGCGCGGTGGCGATCTGGGGCAGCCTCCCCGGCGCCATCGGCGACTTCGCCTTCCAGGCCGCGAACGGCCTGATCGGCGGCGTGGAGGCAATGCTGAACGGCGTCGTCACCCGGGTCAACGGTTTCATCAGCGGGCTCAATGCCGCGCTGGAGCTGCTGCCGGACTGGGCGGTCGGCGACGGCGGGGTGCGGATCGGCACGCTCGATCCGGTGGCGCTGGGGCGGGTCGCGAACCCGTTCGAGGGGGCTGCAACGGCGGCGGGCACCGCCGCGGCGGATGCCTTCAACGCCGCTATGGGCAGGACCTATGTCACCGCGCCCGACACCGGACTGGGCGCGATGGCTGAGGCCGCGCGCGGACGTGCCGGTGCTTATCGCGAGGCGGCGGGCATGCTTGCTGACGCGGCCTCGCGGCCGATGGCCAGTTGGCAGGCGCTGAAGGATGCGGTCACCGGCGCAGGTGATGATGCCGGGGATGCGCTCGACGATGCGGCGGGCGGCGCCCTCGAGTTGGGCGATGCGTTGGACGGCGCCACCGGTGCCGCGGGTCGCGCCGGCGCCGCTGGTCGCCAGGCCGGGGCGGATGCGGGGGCGGGGGCGGAAACGGCCGTCACCGGCTGGGCCGCCGTCAGCGTCACGCTCGCCGATTACGCCGCCAAGGCGCGCGAGATCGGCGGCGATATCGGCACTGCGCTGGTCGGAGCATTCCAGGGCGCCGAGAACGCCATCGGCGAGTTCGTGAAGACCGGCAAGCTGAAGTTCGGTGATCTGGTCACCTCGCTGATCGCCGATCTGGCGAAGCTCGCGGCGCGGCAGTTCATTCTCGGTCCCATCGCCAGTGCGCTTGCCGGCGCGCTCGGCGGCGCTGGGGGCATTTTTGCCGACGTCCTGCATGCAGGCGGTGTGGTCGGCGCCCCGGGCCCCGGTCGCGCGGTCCCGATGCTGGCCTTCGCCGGGGCACCGCGCATGCACAATGGCGGCTGGGCGGGTCTGCGGCCAGACGAGGTGCCCGCAATCCTGCAGCGCGGCGAGCGGGTGCTCTCGCGGCGGGAGGCGGCCGGTTACGGCGGGGCAAGCGCGCCGATCGTCAATGTCACGATCAACGCGCGGGATGCCGAGAGCTTCCGCCAGTCCCGCACGCAGATCGCGGCCGACATCGCCCGCGCGGTCTCGCTCGGGCGAAGGGGGATGTGAGCCCGACGCCGCAGACAGGACGGCGCGGCACGAATCTCGGAGAGGATTGATGGCGTTTCACGAAGTCCGGTTTCCGGACGATATCAGCCGTGGCGCGCGCGGCGGACCGGAGCGGCGCACCCAGATCGTCGAGCTCGCCTCGGGTGATGAGGAGCGCAACGCCAGCTGGGCGAACTCGCGCCGCCGCTATGACGTGGCCTACGGCATCCGCCGCGCCGACGATCTCGCCGCCGTCGTCGCCTTCTTCGAGGCGCGCAACGGGCGGCTCCACGGGTTCCGGTTCAAGGATTGGGGGGACCACAAATCCTGCCTGCCCTCGGGCACGCCGTCGCCGGCCGACCAGGCGATCGGCACCGGCGACGGCGCGACGACGCAATTCCAGTTGGCGAAGCGCTACACGTCCGGCGCGCAATCCTGGACACGGGCCATCAGCAAGCCCATCGCCGGGTCCGTGACCATCGCTCTCAATGGCGCCCCGCAACCTTCCGGCTGGTCCGTCGCCACCACCACCGGTGTCGTCACCTTCAGCACCGCGCCGAGCGCTGGCGTCTCCATCACCGCGGGCTTCGCGTTCGACGTGCCGGTCCGCTTCGACAGCGACGTGCTCGACGTGACGCTCGACCTCGAGCGGCTCGGCTCGATCACCTCCATCCCGCTTCTGGAACTGCGCCGATGAAATCCCTCTCGCCCGACTTGCAGGCCCATCTGGACGAGGGCACGACCACGCTCGCCTGGTGCTGGCGGATCACGCGCGCCGACGATGTCGCCTTCGGCTTCACCGACCACGATCGGACGCTCGCCTTCGATGGGACCGATTTCGAGCCCGAGAGCGGGCTCACGGCCTCCGAGGTGCGCTCCGGCTCGGATCTGTCCGTCGATGCGCAGGATGCGGAGGGTGTGCTGACCTCCGACCGGATCACCGAGACCGACATCCTCGACGGCCGCTGGGACAACGCCGAGGTCGAGGTCTGGCGGGCGAACTGGGCCGACACCAGCCAGCGCGTGCTGATGCGCCGCGGGGCCATCGGCCAGATCCGGCGCGACCGGCTGGCCTTCGTCGCGGAGGTCCGATCGCTCGCCCATGTGCTGGGCCAGACCGTGGGGCGTACGTTCCAGGCGACCTGCGACGCCGCGCTCGGAGATGCGCGTTGCGGCGTCGATCTGGAGGATCCGGCCTATAGGGGCACGGGCGCCGTTATCGACCTCCTGCGCGACCGTGCCTTCACCGCCTCTGGCCTTGGTGCGTTCGATTCCGGATGGTTCACCTTCGGCACGCTCGAATGGACCAGCGGTGCGAACGCGGGACGGCGCACCGAAGTGCTGGGCCATGACGTCACGGACGGCGTGGCGATCCTGACCCTGCTCAAGGCGCCGGTGCGTACGATTGCCGAGGGCGACACCTTCACCATCCGCGCAGGCTGCGACAAGCGCATGGAGACCTGCGGGGCGAAGTTCGCGAACACCGCCAGTTTCCGGGGCTTCCCGCACATCCCCGGTCAGGACGCGGTGCTGCGCTACGCCACCAATGATGGCGGGCATGAAGGGTCCGTGCTGTGACCTCCGCCGACCCCACCCGCGTAATCGCGATTGCGCGGTCCTGGCTCGGCACGCCGTATCACGACCAGGCCAGCCTGCGCGGCGTCGGCTGCGACTGCCTCGGGCTGGCGCGCGG